CAACCCCGGCAAACCGGGTCTGAAAAGACCTCAGCCTGAAGGTGGACCTCGCAAGAAATCATTCTGCGCGAGGATGTCGGGAATGAAGAAGAAGCTGACAAGCGCAAAGACGGCCAATGATCCCAACAGTCGTATCAACAAGTCCCTCAGAGCATGGAACTGCTGAAATGGAAATGTTGGTATGGAACATGGTTCTTACGGGAATCGTGGCCGTGCTCGGTTTTGTTGTGAAAGAGAAGTTCGGCGAACTTCAGCGTTTGGGGATTCTCCTCAACAAAACCCGTGAAGAAGTGGCTCGTGATCATGTCACCCGTGCGGAAGTCCGAGCCGATGCCCAGATGCTTCTTGACCGGCTTGACCGGTTGGAGCAGAAGATAGACCGATTGGTTAATCACAACACCAAACAAATTTAAAGGTACCTCAAAATGATGAAGCGAAATATGGCGGATATGGCTGGCCGTGCTATGAAAGGCCGTACGGATGACAAAATGGGCCGTGCAATGATGGCTCCTCGTCCGGTTCGTGGTGGCGTTATGACCGCTAAAAAAGGCGGCATGATGAAGTCCAAGGGCAATGGCGGCTCAGCCTCCAAGCGTGCTGATGGCGTTGCCAGCAAGGGCAAGACCAAGGGCAAGATGGTCAAAATGAATAAAGGGGGATACTGCTAATGAGCAGCGGTCCTAAAACTCGCGGATCGTACGGTCCGACTAGCCCTCGCGGTAAAGGACGCGCCGCTCGTGAAGCAATGGAACGTGCTGAGAAGTACGCTCCGGGCATGAGCCTCGACATGCCGGATGAGCCGGTGAAGAAGATGAAGAAGGGTGGTATGGCTCGTTCTTCCGCTTCCAAGCGTGCTGACGGCTGCGCCGTTCGTGGCAAGACAAAGGGACGGATGGTCTAATGATGCCCTCCCGAGGCATGGGCGATATCAACCCTAAAAAGGTTCCTCGCGCTAAACGGCGCGGGGATAACAAGCCTGTGATCGGGACGGGCAAGCCCATCCGTACTTTTAAAGAAGGCGGTGAGAGCAAGGTCAACGAGGCTGGTAACTACTCCAAGCCCGGTATGCGTAAAGCTTTGTTCAACAGCATCAAGAATAGTGCTGTTCAGGGCACGGCGGCAGGTCAATGGTCGGCTCGTAAGGCGCAGTTGCTGGCAAAGCGGTACAAGGAAAAGGGCGGTGGGTACCGGGATTAAATCGGTATTCGTCGTACTGCTAGTGGGATTGGCAGGGTGTGAAAGCCGGTATCGGTATCCTTGCCAAGATCCTGCTAACTGGGGAACTGAGGCTTGTTTACCGCCGATATGTTCGGCTGATGGGTCTTGTACAGAAATGACGTTGAGGCAACCGAAGTGCGCGGACCCGGAAAGCTAGACGAGTTATTGAGGTTCATAGTCGGAGTCACACTGGCTGTGACACTTCTTGTTATTATTGTTTCTGTATTGTATTCGCTCATTTTTGTCACGCAACCGATTGATGCACAGGCTCCAAATGATGCTGAGTTCTTCAAACTGATTAACCCAATTGCGACTTTTTTGGTTGGAACCTTGTCGGGGATCATGATTGGAACCAAGCATACGAAGGATGAAGAATGAAAGCGCCGCAGCAATCCTTGAAGGCTTGGACTGCCCAGAAGTGGAGAACTAAAAGTGGTAAACGATCTTCTGATACGGGTGAAAGATATCTACCAGAGGCTGCGATTAAAGCTCTCAGCCCTGCTGAGTACGCCCGAACTACCGCAGCCAAGCGCAAAGGCAAAGCCCAAGGTAAGCAGTTCGTCGCCCAGCCCAAAGGCATCTCGCAAAAAACCCGTGCGTATCGTCAAAAAGGTAAATAAAAATGGCTAAAGATTTTCCGGATTTGAACAACGACGGCAAAGTAACTCGTGCCGATGTCCTCAAAGGGCGTGGCGTGTTCAAGAAAGGCGGTTGGATCAAGGACGCTATCAAGAAGCCGGGTGCGCTGCGTAGCAGCCTCGGTGTGAAGAAGGGTGAGAAGATCCCTGCTGCGAAGCTGGCTAAAGCAGCCAAGGCTCCGGGTAAGATGGGGCAACGCGCTCGTCTGGCTCAGACTCTGAAGGGTTTGAAGAAGTAATGGGTAAGGGGTTCGATATTGGTAAAGCACTGGAGATGTTGTTTCCAGTACTCGTTGCCGCAGTCGGTTGGCTGCTGGCGGAGGTGACTTCGTTTAATAGTCGCCTGACCTCTATTGAATCCAAACTCCCAGCCTTGATTACTCCTGAAGGTGTTCCGACTGACAGTCCTATATCGGCAGAGCGGCGGCACCACATGAAAGAAGAGATTTATAAAGACATCCACGACCTGCAAGTGCGGGTTAAGTTGATGGAAGAACGAGGCAAGTAATGGTAGACAAGACTACAGCTACTACAGACTTCAACCTCGACCTCAACACCATTGTGGAAGAGGCTTTCGAGCGTTGCGGTGCTGAACTGCGTACGGGTTACGACTTCCGTACGGCCAAGCGTAGTCTGTCGTTGTTGCTGATGGACTGGGCTAACCGTGGCATCAACCTCTGGACGCTAGAGCAGGGTACGCACACTCTGACCTACAACGTCGGCACGTATGATCTGCCGGTGGATACGGTTGATTTGCTCGATCACGTGATCCGAACTGGCTCTGGCACGAACCAGCAGGACATCAATATCTCGCGCATCTCGTCCAGTACCTACGTGTCGATTCCGAACAAGAACGCGACGGGGCGTCCGATCCAGATTTGGATCAACCGACGTACAGGTGCTACAGGTGCAGATAATGTCGTGGTCTATCCGCAGTTCACGGTATGGCCGAAGCCGGACAACAGCACGACTTGGACCCTGTACTACACGCGCCTGCGCCGTATGTTCGATGTAGGTAACGGCGTCAACGGGCAGGATATCCCATTCCGATTCTTGCCCTGCATGGTGGCGGGTCTGGCCTATATGTTGTCGATGAAGATTCCCGGTGCGGAAGCTCGCACGCAAGTTCTGAAAGCCCAGTATGACGAGGCTTGGGATTTGGCGGCGGGTGAGGACCGAGAAAAGGCGGCGGTGCGGTTTGTTCCACGTGAGAGCTTCTTGGGCGGCTACTAATGCCAAACAGGTTTGCAAGTGGCAAGAACGCCATCGCTATGTGCGATGTGTGTGGGTTTCAGTACAAACTGAAGCAGTTGAAGAGCTTGGTTATAAAAACCAAGAACGTGAATATACTGGCGTGTCCAGAGTGCTGGAATCCCGACCAGCCGCAGTTGTCTCTTGGTCTGTATCCTGTGGACGACCCGCAGGCACTACGAAACCCGAGACCGGACACGAGTTACTTTGCGGTCGGTAATGACGGTGCCAATGGCAGTCGTCAGATACAATGGGGCTGGGCACCCGTGGGCGGGGCCAGAGCGGATGATGCCGGACTGACGCCTAATGATTTAGCGCCGTTTGGTCAGGTAGGAACGGTAACGGTCGTTACGACCTAGGAGATTGAGATGAAGCATGAAGATGTGAAGAAGGACAAGTCGATGGTGGCAAAGGCCGTCCATAAACATGAGCGAGCCAAGCACCCCGGCCAGTCTCTGACCAAACTCCGTGCTGGTGGTAAGACCAACAGCGAGATGAAGAAGTACGGTCGGAACATGGCGAAGGTGATGAACCAGCGCAGTCCGGTGCGTAAGTCTTCTGGCCCGAGGTAAGTGCCATGAAAGAATTGAATCCCGGCAAGATTAGGCCGAACACCGATTCGACGGGGCGTAATGGCTACCCGGAGAAGGACGTGAACAAGGGCGTTACCCACATGGATATGAAGGGTGCTGGTGCTGCTACGAAGGGCAAAAAGTTCGTGTCGCAGATCAACCTTGAGAACAACGCTAAGTACAGGTCAGGCTGGTCGCCGTGAATTACTCTCAGCTTTCTACACTGATTCAGGATTACTGTGAGTCCACGGAGCAAAGCTTCGTGGCTAATATCCCGACTTTTGTGCAGTTAGCTGAAGAGCGGATTTATAACTCCGTTCAGATTCCCGCGATTCGTAAGAACTCGACTGCCACGATGTCGATTGGGAATAAGTACATGGCCCTCCCGTCCGACTGGCTCTCGACATACTCCTTGGCGGTATTCAACTCGTCTAACAACGAGTACACGTACCTGCTTAATAAGGATGTGAACTTTATCCGCCAATCGTATCCGGACGCTGACGATACTGGGCTACCCAAGTACTACGCGATTTGGGACGACAACACGATGATTCTCGGCCCTGCTCCGGATCTCGCGTATACGGCAGAACTGCACTATTACTATTACCCAGCATCTATCGTGAACGTAGGTAATACGTGGTTGGGCGATAACTTTGAGACTGTGTTGCTCTACGGAGCTATCCGAGAAGGATATACATATCTCAAGGGCGATCCTGATCTAATGCAGTATTACGAGAACAAGTACCAAGAGGCGCTTGGTCTTCTGAAACGTCTGGGCGATGGCTTGAACCGTCAGGATGCTTATCGTTCGGGTCAGGTTAGACTTCCGGTGACTTCGTGATGTTTAACGCACAGACACAGATTGGGCAGGTATTTGTGCAGACGACAGAAGGTCGTGGGCATACCGTTGAAGAGATTGCAGAACGTGCGGCCAACCGCATCCTCAGTGCTGATTCAAAGGAAGCACTGCATTATTGGCTAGTAAAGTATCTTAGCGAGGCTCAAGAGGCTGAGCGCAGAATGATATGCAAGAAGCTAGATAAACAAGGTTATGCGGAAATCGCACAATTAATTGGAGACCTATAATGGCTATTACTCAAGCAATGGCGACGAGCTTTAAGGTTCAAATCCTTGAAGGCGTCCACAATTTTGGTTCAGGTGTCATTCGCGCTTCAGCGGCTGCGGATGTGTTCAAACTGGCGCTGTACACTTCGTCGGCTACGCTCGACGCTACCACCACGGTGTACACGACTTCGGATGAGGTTTCCTCGTCTGGAACAAATTACACGGCTGGCGGTTTAACGCTAACGATCTCGCAGGTTCCAACCTCGACGGGTACGACGGCGTTTTTGGATTTTGATGACCTGACGTTCCCCAGTGCTACCCTGACTGCTAACGGTGCGTTGATCTACAACGCGACCCAAGGTAACAAGGCTGTGGCAGTACTGGCATTTGGTGGAGATAAGACCTCTACCGCTGGTAACTTCACGATTCAATTCCCTGCTGCCGCTGCTTCGACCGCGATCCTGCGTATTGCCTAATCGGGGGTTTGTATGGCCCTCGTACTTGCGGATCGCGTCTTAGAGACGACGACTTCCACTGGGAGTGGGACGATTACTCTTGCTGGCGCAAAGCAGGGGTATCAGTCTTTTGCTGCCATCGGTGACGGAAATCAGACCTATTACACGATTGCCAGTCAGTCTGAATGGGAAGTTGGTATCGGAACCTATACGTCTTCGGGCACTACATTGTCCCGAGATAGTGTGCTGTCTTCCAGTAACAGCAACACTAAGGTCACGTTCTCCGCTGGTACGAAAGATGTATTCGTAACTTACCCGTCCGAAAAATCAGTGGTTGGTAACGTGTATTTAAACGAAACGACGTTCTCCATCCCGTATTTGGTTGATAGTGGCAGGAACGGTTTATCTGTTGGGCCTATCACAATAACCTCCGGTAACTCAGTTACAGTGTCCTCGGGTCAGAGGTGGGTAGTGATATGAGTAAAATTACGGCAGGTACAACTGCTACAACAGCGGCATCTATAACCGGGGATACAACTGGAAATCTCGTATTTGAGGTTAATAACAATACGACTGCGTTAACGCTAGCCTCCAATACTAACGCCACATTTACAGGCACAGTAACTTTCCCTGCTGGGTCCGCGTCGGCTCCTGCGATCACGAACACGGGCGACACCAATACCGGCGTGTACTTCCCTGCTGCTGACGAAGTGGCTGTGGCTGCTGGCGGTTCGGTCGCTGCTGCGTTTAACAGCAACGGCGTGTTCTTCCGCAACCGCATCATCAACGGCGATATGCGGATCGACCAGCGTAATGCTGGGGCGGCGGTGACGACAAGCGCAGCATTTCCTGTTGACAGGTTTCAAGCGGTCAATAACACAGACGGCGCGTTTTCTGCTCAACGAGACACCTCGGCTCCAGCGGGAAGTGGTTTTGTTAATTCGTTAAAATTTACAACAACGACCGCAGATGCATCTTTAACTGGTTCGCAAGCCTACGTTTTAGTTCAGAGAATAGAAGGAACTAATATTGCTGACTTGATGTGGGGAACCGCATCAGCGCGCACAGTAACGCTTTCGTTTTGGGTTCGGTCAAGCCTTACTGGAACTTTTGGTGGATCGTTAAGAAATTCCGGTGTTAACCGCGCATATCCATTTACATACTCAATTTCGGTTGCAGATACTTGGGAATACAAAACTGTAACCATACCCGGCGATACAACCGGAACGTGGCTAACAGACACGAATAATGGGATTAGTTTGGCATTTGGACTCGGAGTCGGGCCTGACCGAAGCGGAACGGCTGGCGCTTGGACAGCGGCAGGCGATTTCATAACCACAACCGGCGCTGTCTCCGTCATCGGCACCCTCAACGCAACTTGGTACGTTACCGGCGTCCAATTTGAAACCGGCTCCGTCGCCACTCCGTTTGAGCGTAGACCGTATGGCACGGAGTTGATGCTGTGTCAGCGGTATTACTACAGGATGAAAGCAACGGGAGTAAATGCTTTTTTTGGAACTGGGCTAGTTGACACCACGACTAACGCTTTATTTATTACAACCTTCCCGGTATCAATGCGTACTGCTCCATCTGCTTTGGATCAAACGGGGACAGCAACTGACTACCGAGTATCTACGGGTGGAGCAAACGTCGTTTGCAGTTCTGTTCCTGTTTTTGCTAGTGGAGAAGTTTTCTCTGTGCGAACGCAATTTGTTGTTGCTTCTGGATTAACAGTTGGGCAAGCAATGATTGGTAGGTCTGAAACATCAAACGCTTATCTCGGCTGGAGCGCAGAACTATGACGTACAAAATGCTGCCAAAGCGCGATGGCGAGCCGCAAATTTACGCCCGTATTGATGACGACGGTCTATGCCGTCTGACTTGCACGGATCAATACCCAGAGTTTCAAGAGTGGTTGGCGAAAGGCAACACGCCGCTGCCACCGGATGAGGACAAATAAATGGCTAATACACTCAATGGCGCAGTTGGCGGCGTAACAGTAGGCGCTGACGGCACGGGAGGTTTGGATATCCAGACCGGCGGCGTAAACGCTATTTCTATTGGAACGGGCCAGACGGTTACGATTTCCAACGTCGCACTCACCAATTTTTCAGCAGCGTCGGCCACCATCACAACCGGCAACTTAGCGTTTACCGGCACCGCCCAGCGCATCACGGGCGACTTTAGCAATGCGACGGCTGCTAATCGCGTTATTTTTCAAAGTAACGTAACAAACGGCGTAACGAATGTCGGCGCAATGCCAAATGGCACAGCCACTCAAGGCCAATTTGTTACGTATGGCGGGACAGACCCCGCAAATACTTCGTTTGGTCAATTTTTGAACAACAATACCGAGGTTTCATTTAGAGCGTCTGCGGCAGGCACCGGCTCCTCCCTCCCGATAACTTTTTGGACAAGCGGCAGCGAGAAAGCTCGACTAACCACCACTGGCAACCTCCTCGTCGGAACCACGACGGACGTATCTGGAGTCAGTGGAGTAATTTCTGACGCCGTAGGAAATCTTCGTAACGTACCTTCCGTAGGTGCGGCCAAAACGTCTGCTTACACGCTTTCAATATCTGATCTTGGCGAGTTCGTAACGGTCGGTAGTGGCGGGTCTATCACGGTGCCCAACGACATTTTCTCTGCGGGTAACGTCATCTCTATCTATAACGATACGACTGGCAACATCAGCATCAACTGCCCGATCACGACGGCATACGCTGCGGGCACGAACACGGACAGAGCAAGTTTGACTCTATCTACTCGCGGTGTTGCGACTGTGTTGTTTGTGAATCCCTCACTTTGCGTTGTTACGGGTAACGTGAGCTAAGTATGTCTGGCATTCATTTAATGGTGCTTGGCGTCAGTGGAAAGTTAGTAATTACTGCTGATTACCTTGTTGTCGCTGGCGGCGGTGGCGGTGGCCTC